GTCCCAATTCGCGACTACTTTACCAACCCACTCTTCTTCAAATATCTCTGTAACATCGTGGGCTGGATACATTACCGGCTTCCAGGCATGTTTCTGACCAACCCAATTGCCGACCGGGTCAACGGACAGCTTTGGACGGTCCCTTGGGAGCTGTGGTGCTACGCCGCCCTAACCGGGGCTGCCCTGCTACGGGTCGTCAGAGTCCGAGCGCTGTTCCTGGCGGCCACTGCCTTGGGTACGATCATCCTGTTCGCATTCGAGGTCTTCATCCATCACGGCCACATGGACCAGGAGAATGGGGTGGCACCACCCGCCCTGCTGATGGCATTCCTGTCGGCGGTCTCGATCTATCTCTACCGGGACCGGTTGCCTTGGAGCGGTCGCCTTTGCCTTGTCAGCACAGCCGTGATGATCGCCCTGTTCCTGCTGCCGGGTGGCGACTATCTGCTCGGTTTCCCGGCCGCATACACCACAATTTATCTGGGGCTGCTAAACCCGCAAAAGGTCGGCGTTCTCAAGGGCGCGGACTATAGCTACGGCCTCTACATCTACCACTACGTGATCCAGCAGGCCTTCGTCTTCCTCGTTCCCAGTGGCCGTCACTGGTACATCGTCTTTCCCGTGGCGTTCGTGCTCGGCAGCGTTTTTGCTGGCTTCTCCTGGCACTTGATCGAGAAACCGGCGCTGCGGTCGCGAAAGTATCTGCCGAAGATCGAGCAGGTGATCGCCGCGCTGTCTCCGTGGAAGCCCAAAGCAGCTTAGTTGGAAACCTTTTCGTCTGTGCAACGGGAGAAGCGGAAGGTAGCAGACACCGGAACTCCGCTATCGGAACCAACGAATATTTTCTGGGTCGCGCCAGGTGCCGTCATGCCCGTCGTATTTGTCGGTGGAGTGATCATCTGAACCGTGATTGTTGTTCCGTTACCATTCGAAAGGTCCTTGTCGGTCATCTCGATGCCCGTTCCGCCGCCGCCCGCCTGCGCCCCCCAATTAGTATATGTGCTACCGAGGGAGCCCGGAGGCTCATAATTTCCGGACCCAACAGTGTCGATGGCGCTGATCGCGGGCCAGTAGACCCCCCAAAGGTGCCCATTCGGCCCAGCGCTAATCTGAACCTTGCATGACGCACGATGCTGATCGCCGGCAGTAATCAAGCTGGTTGTCATCGCCGCGATGGTGGACGACGTGAGGTTTATCGCCAATCCGCCGGACGCGGCCACACCCTGAACCTGAACGATGAAATCGTCATAGCCGTCGCCCAAGGGATTGGTCTCGACTCCAAAGAGAACGCCCAAGACGCCACTATTAAGGTCGGTCGTCTGAGCCGCCGCGAGGCCGAACGTCCAGTTGGTCGGGACAGCCAGCCCCGCGACCGGGTATCCGGTTGAAGGCGTTCCGCAATGGCCATTGCAACTCGCCACGGTTGGTGTCGTGTAAAGTAGGTGAGAGAACACCGCGTTGGCGGCGATGCTGTTTGTATCCTGCTGGCCGACCGTGTTGGCGTTGGTCCCAGTCACCGCCCCAGGCGCAACTAGGTGAAGCTGGTTGTTGGTCAGATCGATGCAGTCGGCAATCGAACCCGCAGGCACATGCGACGACGGCGCGTAGATCTTCATTCCGGCCGAATAGATCGGCGGATAGCCGAGTCCCGATAGTGTCCCAGTGTTGCTTGATGTTGCGGTCGGGCTAAGCGCAGTCATCCAGTAGTTGACCGTAGTCCCGGTGATGCTCGGGCACTGCGTCGCGTCATAAGTGTGCGATGTGGTTGCGCTGGACGTATTCCCGCCAAATAGAGAGTTGTTCACGGTAGGGAGCGCTAACGCCGGCGAAGTCCCCACCAACGGTGCGGCCGGAACCGCCATCGCCTTGGCGATCAGCGCCCCGGCGTAAGGTATTGGATGCAGACCGTCGATCGAGAAAAACGGGATTGGAAGATAATTGGTGCCCGTAGCGGTGTCGTAAATCTGATCCCAGGTATCAACCACGGTCAACCAAGGACGATTGCATTGCGCCCCGCTGATCGAAAACGTGTGACCAGAGATCGGCGCGGTGAACGATCCGCCGCAGCTCGCACTGTCCAGCCAATCGTGAATATCAGTGAGGTATGAGCCGCCGGAGTTGCTGGTCCAACGATATTGCAACACCACTTGGGCGCTCGCGTCGCCGGACGCGAACGAATAGACGCCCGTCGCTAGATTTACGCAGTATTGGCCCGTCGACGGAGTGCAAGGATAGTTGACCGACGTCAACCTGATCCCGTCGCTTGCCCCGAGCGCGTTGGCGCTATTATTCGGTGCATAGTAGACACCGATGTCACTATAGAAACCCGATGCGTTTGTTGAAGTGATGGTGAAGGGCGTCGAAGCGGGGACGCTGTGCTTCTCCAATATCGCCGTCGCCAAGCCACGTGGGATCTCGTTTCCAGCGATCACCACCTTATTGGCACCCGCCGGCCCAAGTGTGTCGAAGATTGCCGCTTGGTTCCTCAGCGCCTGGAGCGTCGGCAGGTTGGCGTCGTTCGTCCCGGTCATGAAAAAGACCAGCTTGGCCGGGTCGCTAAACGCCGAATAGGAGCCGACGTTGGCCGAGTTGAAATTCGGATCGGTCAGTGACCAGCCAGTTAACGTGGCATCCAGGCCATTCCAGAAGTTGTTTGTATGCACGGTTGGCGAGAACGTGATCGCCGTTCCGCTGGGGATCGTGTTGAGCGGCGCGGCGCTCAAGGTCACCAAGGTTCCGCTGACGGCAGCGACGGTAACCTGTGGGCCGAGATAGGACGGGCTCCCTTGCGGACTTGCGAAGACATACTCGCCGACGGTGATCCCGGTTCCATTCGCCACAGTCATGCCCGTGGTCGAGGTCGCCCCTGACGTGGTCGTATGCTGCCCTGTGAAACAGACGCCCGAGCTGATAGTCGCGTTGTTACAATCGATGCCTGTCGCCTGAAGACGAGAATAGATGCCGGCGCTGGTCTGTGCGCCTACACCGTAGTTGTAGGTCGAGCTGAACAAGATTGCATTGTTGGTTTGCCACGGAAGCTCGGCCGCCCATGTGTTCGCGAAAGCATATTCCGTGCTGAACGCTGGAGAGGAGTAGATCGCATCGCCGGCGTTGGCCGCGCGGCTATCGCCATAAACCATCGCTAGATTGGCGAAGATTGGCGGTGGCGCATAAGATGGAGCGCTGACCCCCGGCACGTAGATCGTCGGTTGGCTCGCTATTCCGATGAAGGGGGCGCCGGGGGATTGGGCTTGGGCGGCGAGTTCGGGGCGGTGGTTCGAGGCGGGGGCGAATTTGTGGTCCGCGGCGGGTACGGACGCTGCTTGTGCGCCGGCGCCGAGTTGAGTCAGCGCGGCGGCGGCCAGGAGGGCGATCGGCCGTCGCATCAGTACACCTCGTATCCGGTGACCGCCTGGGTTCCGCTGGCGGTCACGGCGTAGAGGTCGCCGGTGAAGGCGATGGTGATCGAGGCGCCGGCGACGCCGGGCAGCATCACGCCGGTGGCGGCGGTGACGCTCGCGCCGCCCAGATAGATCGGGGTCGTTCCGCTGTTGATCACGGTCACGAACTGGCGCTGGGTCCGCGCCACGGCCAGCGGCGTCGGCGTGGTGGTCACGCTGGCCTGGAACGGCGCCAGGTTGGCGGGCGGGATCGCCTGGACCCCCGCGGCGGGGATGTTGGTCGAGCCGCCGGGGAGACGGTAGCTGCCCACGGTGGGGCCGACTTGGGCGTTGGCGTCCGTGGCGCAGACAAGCGCCAGCGCGCCCAGGATGGACGGGAGTGTCTTCATCGGGTTCTCCTTGGATCAGGTCAAGCGGGAGCCGGCGGCTCAGTTCGAAACGATTTGCACTTGCCCGGCGCGCGCCGGATCGCCGGCCGCCGACGACGATCCGGCCGTGTTCGACACGTTGCCGCCGCTCGCCGCGCCCCCGACATTGCCGGCGTTGGCCGCCTCGCCGCCGCCCGCGTTCAGGCTGAATGACGGCGACGAACAGGACGCGGTTGTCTGCGTTCCGTTGCTTTCCGAGCCGCCGCCGATGTTGATGCTCGATCCTGCCGCGCCCGCCGCAAAGGTGATCGACGTGGAGCCAGGCGTTCCGCTGCCTTGCCAAACCACGATGCCGCCCGACGCGCCCTGGACGTCGGTATGGGTGTCGCCGCCCCCGTCGCCGCCCCTGGCGGTGATCGTGAACTCAGCGCGCGCGTTCAGCGGAAGCACGAACGGACTGGAGCCGCCGGCGGCGGTGTCGCACAGCACCACGCCGGCCGGGATGACGCCGCTGATACATTGCCAAACGCCGCCCTTCAGAATGAAGGTCGCATCGGCGTAGCCGGGGATCGGCAGCGAATTGTTGATCCAGATCGCGTTGTCGCCCAGCGACGGGTTGGTGCTCAGCGGGTTGGTTCCGGTTGGACCAAAGACCTGATTGTTGGTCGCGCCGGGCTGGATCGTGCTGTCCGTGGCGGCGGCGGCCTGGCTGGTGATCGAGCCCGCTTGCGTTGGGATAACGGTCGGCGATCCGGCGGTCAGCGCGGCCTGGAGCGTCGCGTTGTTGATCGCCTCGGTCCCGGTCAGACCAGCGAGGTTGACGGGGCGAGAGCTGACGCTGGTCCAGATCGCGGTGTTTCCGAGCCCCGCGCCATCGGTGATGTCGCTGGTCGAGGTGACGTGGTTGGCCGCGACCTCCCAGGTTCCAGAGACGTTCAGATAGGTCACGTTCGGCGTGACGCCGGTATAGACCCAGATGTCGCCGTTCGAACCGCCGCTGGGCGCGCTCGCGCCGTAGGTCGTAACATTCTTGGTGGCGTTGTTGGCCGGGGCGTTCGCCTGCCCGACGATGTTGGTCCACTGCGCCGTCAGGCCCAGGCCAGCGCCGTCGGTCAGCTGGTTGGTGTTCAGCGTATAGGTCCCGACCGGCGTCCACGATCCGCTCTGGTAGAGATTGATGGTGTTCGGGTTGACCGCTGTGTCGACCCAGATGTCGCCGTTGGTCGGCGCGGGGGTCGAGGGGGCCGTTCCGGCATATGTGGTGACGTTCTTGGTGGCGCCAGATTGGGCGTTGGGGCCCGGCGTAAACGTCGGAAAGGCCGTCTGGCCGGGCGCGGCGCCGGAGACGAACGGCTGGGCGAGCGATATTCCGTAGGACCCCGCGCCCGTGCTCGCGACGGCGCATTGGAGCAGAGCGGTGCGGGCGTTCGATGGCGCCGTCTCCATGCCCTGGACGAGCTGTGCGAAACCCAGCGTCGTGCTCGCCACGCCGACGCCCAAGATTTGCGCGCCGGTACCGTCGTACCAGTAGATAACGAGGGCGACGCCGACGCCATTGGTCGTCCCGATCAGCCCTTTGATCGCGAGCTGCTCGCCGCCCGTCACCGGGAAAAACGAAGAATTGATGTAGAGGTATTGGCCTGACGCGGTGGCCGTCGCCGTCGCTTCGAATGTGCTGTAGCCCGACACCTGAACGACCTGCTCGGCAAAGCCAGTCATCCCGGTCGCGCCGGCCGCCCAGTCGACGCTCGCGCCCAGTTCGAACAGCGACAGCGGAACCCGGTTGACGCCGACCGCCGGAACATTCGCGTTGGCGACCTCTGACGGCGACAGCGAAGATGTGGCCAAGGCGCCCTGGTTCACGACGCTCGGCGCCACGGCCGCGGCGATCAAGATGTCGGTCCCGATCTGGGTGATTCCGGTCTGGACGCCGCCCACGATATAGGCGATGCCGACGTCGTAGGATTGGCCGGAGACGATCGCCGGCAGGTACATCGTGGTCGAGCTGTCGGCGAATGCGCCTCCCGACACCCACGGCGTCGCGCCATGCACGCGGGTGAACGTCTGGATCGCGGTCGCGGACGGGTTGTCTGCCACCGCGCCACTCGGGCTGACCGCGGTGATCTCCAAGACAGGAACAACGACCCCGCCGGATGAAAGCGTCGCGCCGGCCGCCGTCCATGACGCGGGATTGGGCGCATTCGCCGCGACGGGGTTCGGAACGGCCGAATAGGTGATGCAGTCCGCCAGGGATTGAAGCGCCTGGCCGTAGAGGTTGAAGCTTTGGAACTTCAGATAGACGGTCTCGCCGGAATTGATGTCCAGATAGGGGAAGTCGAAGATCGCATCATCCAGGCGAACGAAGGCGTCGCCGACATTGTGGGTCGAGATCGGCGTGTTCTGGAATCCGCGCCGGATATAGGTCCCGAGATTGTAGCGGCTTGGGTTGGTCAGGGTCGCGGTTTCGTAGCCGACCAGCTCGCCGCCGATCCAGCTGGTGGTCGCGCCATTGTCGACGGAGGCCTGCGAAGCCCCCGCCAAGGCGCCCCCGGACCAGCCGAGATCGACCGACAGCGTGTCGGCGGTGTCCGGGTCCGCGTGGGGGGGAAACGATGCGGTGAGCAATCCGTAGCGCGCGGGGCTGGTGATCGTGCCGATCTCGTTGAAGTCGGTCCCGTCGATGCTGATCCAGACGTTGCAGCCGCCCCAGTTCGGGCCGCCCGCGACGGCGGCGAACATGGTCGATCCGCCATCGTTGAGCGCAGCGGGCGGGTTGAAGACGATTGGGGCGGCCGGCGTGGTGGTCGTTGCCGCGTAGACTCCGAGGGCGACGCCCTGCCGGAGCTGCGCCTGGCTGACCCAGATCGCGTTCGAGCCGTCGCCGGTCCAGGTGTTGTCGGCGCTGTCGTCGTCAGCGTAGACGAACCAGTTGAGCAGTCCGGCCGGGAGCGCCGTCGCCTGCACTGTGATGAAACACTGCCAGATGCCCGAAACCAGCGTCGGCTCGACGCCGTAACCGATCAGCGTGACATTGCCCGGATAGGTTCCGGAAGTCTCGTAGACGTTCAGCACCACGCCGGCCGAAAGGTCGAAGACCACATTCCAGCCGTCGCCGTCGCCGTCGCCGCAGCGCAATTCGGCGATGTGGTGCGCGCCGGCCTGCAGGCACGCGCCGAAGGTATAGCTCACGCCAGCGAACAGATAGCTGCTCGACACGGCCTGGATGACCTGGTGCGCGCCGTTTAGGCCAGATGTTGGGATGATCGCGTGGGCGGTGGAGAATCCATACTGATCGCTCTGGGTCCCGCTGCTTATCGTCGCGTCCGACAACCCCCAGGCGGAGGATTGCGAGATGTCGCCGCTCCAAAGCAGCAGGTTCGCCTCGACCCCGCCGGGATCGATATTGGTGTCGCGCGAGACCGCCGCGCCGGTTTGCATGGTGTAGAGCGGCGCGTGGCTGACCCCGACGGGGAAGTCCTCGGCGATGATGGCGCGGCAGGCGTCCTCGTCATCGTCGATCTGGACGATCCGCACGGGACAGGCGTTCAGGCCCAGGGCGGTGTCGGTCAGCTCCAGGATGTCGCCGGGCTCCAGCAGCGCGAACTGCCAGCCCAGGGTGAACTTGAATTGCGAGCGGATATAGAGCGTGCGCTGAAGAAAGAGCTGGGCCGACAGGGCCGCGACGGTGGGGGTTGCGATGCAGTGGACGGTGTCCGGATCCTTCCGCCTCATGCCATACTGAGCCACGTTGGCCGCATCGGACGCCAGGGCGATGGCCATGTTGTATTCGTTGGTCCGGTCCAGATATTCCAACTGGACCACGTTATAGGCGTCGGACTGGTCCTCGATGTCGATGGTCAGCGGGTCGTCGCCGGCCGCCTGCGGGATATAGTCGTCGTCGTTCAACGAATAGACCGGCGTGTTGTTCGGCGCATAGGTTCTGCCGTTCCCCGTGAGCGCGGTGTCGCCATAGGGAAGGAATTTCAGCAGGCCCTCGGACCAGACGCAGGTCGAGTTGGTGGCCTTGAGCAGCTCGGTCAAAAAGTCCGAGGCGCTGCGCTGGCTGTCGATCACCGGCGAGACCAGCAGGCCCGCGGCCAGGCAGTAGTCCTGGTACTGGGTCAGGTCGCCCAGCAGGCCGCTCGCCCAGGATGGGACGCCGTAACGGACGTTGGTGAAGAAGTCCGTGACCACCAGCGAGGGATCCGCGTCCGGCGTGCCGGCGACGCCGAAGCTGGCCGTGCGCACCACCTCGAAACTGTGGTTGGGCGTCTGGGCGCCGGAATCCAGCGCGTAGTTGGACTGGTAGGCGATGGTCAAGCCGCTGTAGCCTATGGCGTGGGCGGCGTGGTTGGAGGTCAGGTACGACCAGACAGGCTGGCCGATCGCGCCGGTGTTCAGGTTCAAATTGGCCTGGGCCAGGGCGGTCTTGGCGGCGTTGGTATAGACCTTGCCGTCGACATAGATGGTCGAGACGCTGTCGATCGGGCCTTCGCAGAGGGCCAGGATCACGGTCGCCGAATAGGAATAGCCGGTGGTCGTGCCGCCCTTGGACGCCGCGGCCGTCTGGGACTTGGACTTGAAGTCCAGATAGTCGACCAGGTTGCACTTGCAGCGGAACGTGCCCCAACCGACGGGGACATTGAGGCCGAGGGCGGAGGTCTGGACCTGGATCCCGGCATAGCGGGTGATGGTGCTGGATGCGGATCTACCGGCCATGGCGCCGCCTCCTTTCTTGATGGGCCCAGAAACTGAAATACCGCCGAGGCCGGTCCAGCAGATCGACGTCGCGGTCCAGGTCGCCCAGGGTCACGCAGCCGTCCTTGCGCACCGCGTGGACCACCACGCCGGGCGCGATCAGGATCGCGCCGTGGCTGAACGCGCGGCCGAACTTGAACAGGATCAGATCGCCAGCTTGGCCGTCGGCCGCGGCGATCTCATCGGCGTAGCGCAAGACGAAGCTGGCATAGCGTTCTTCCTCGCGGTGAAGGTGCCAGTCGGCGGGGTAGTCGCCGGTGTCGAACTTCTGGATCAGCCCGACAGCCGACCAGACCCCGATCGGCAACTGCGCGCAATCAACGCCAACGCCCTTCAGGCAGGCGCGGTGGTGGTAGGGCGTGCCGAGCCAGGCGCACGCCTCCGCGGCCACGCGGGCGCGTTCCGAGAGTTCGGAGGGTGGGGGCATGGGACTACGATCTGCTGGACGACCTGCTCCGCGGCAATAGGCGCAGTCGTATTTGTGGCTAGTCAATCCGGGTGGAGCGCCCGAGCAGAAGGCTTAGCGCAACGCCGTTCAGGTCTCGCAATTGATCAGGTTCTCTCGCGCCGAAGCGCCAAACCAAAGGCTGGCCTTAGATCGCGTGCATCAGTCGCGATAGGACTTGGCGGACCAATTCCAGCTCGGACTCTTTGACCGCTGTCAAACCGGCAAAAACTGCCGTCGACGCCGCCACGCAGTTCATCATCGCCGGCGCTTCGGGCATGTCCCTGCCCCAGATCGGGAACATCGAGGCCAACCACCAAAAGGAGCCGGACACCAGAATCGCCCAAACAGTCAAATGTGAAAACGGATAGAAGCCTGTAACGGCACAGAAAACGAAAACAAACGTTAGGGTGAACGATTGAATCGCCCTGGTCAGCGTGGGCATTCTATTGTGAATCGCGCCAAGTCAATGGGTTCTGCGGGTAAATAGAGAGAGAGACGCAGAAAATAACCCAAGGGACACTATTACAAATAGCGGCCACGCGGTCACGAGCAGTGTCCTAGCGAATATAACGCTAAGGCCGCATATCGTAATTCCAGGCAAGGTCGACAGGAAAATAGCCCGCAACTCCGCCTTTATATCGTGATGCAATGGCGGCTTCTTAAGGAAGCCATGCTTCTGCAGATCGTCGTGTTCATCCACGGTGTCGACCTCCCGGTCGACCGGAGCCTGCAACATTCGTTCCAGCTGCGCTTCATGCGCGAGTAGGTCGTTAAACACGCGTTCGACCTCACGCGTCACCGGCCTTTGGGGACCCTCGGATGGGCTCACAACGCCGCTCAACCGCCTACGCGCGGTGCGGACGGTCGTAAGGGCCAATTCCAGGTCCTCGATTTTGCGGCGATCGGTCACCGCATCGTCCCACGCAACGGATTCGCCATAGATCGAGGCGCCGCCCGTGGCCTCGATCTCGGTGCGACCATCGATAACGTCAGACGCTTGGTCGTCCTCATCCGGAAAGGACCCGTACGCGTCAAACAATTTAGGTTTGATGGCCGGCATGCTAGGCGTGTCCTACGAGCGGTCGCATCATCACGCCACCTCAAAAGAGTCGTCGGCGCCCCCCGCCGATGAGTCGCCAACCCACTGGGCCGTGCCTTCGGCGCACGCTCAAGCGCTGGGACCGGAGGAACTTCCGCAGTGGGCGGTGACAATTTCTTTAACGAACCTTGAAGGAATTGCAATGGCTTTGCTCGGCCTGGAGTTGCATCCGTCCGGAGCGAAGATTGATGCCCCGGTTGAACAAACCGAGGAGGATAATAGACCTTCGCTAACGCAGTCCCAATGACATTGACGTAAGTCAACCCCACGTCGAGACCGCGGGGTGAAGAACGCGACAAACGAGTATCCGTTCCACTCCACATTCTGCTATTGCGCGCCACCAGTCCATTCCCGCTCTTGGCTAACCCCCCACGCCCACCGCACCGGTCACCGCCGGCGGCGTGAACGGCTGGCCCCTGAAATGGATCAGGTTGCCGAACGCCGTGCAGGCGGCCATGGTCAGGTTGCAGCCTCGATAGGCGGTGAACGTGTCGCCCGGCGCCGGCGCGGTCGGCAGCGGGAAGGCGAAGGTCATGGCGCCGCTGGCGTTCGCATAGGTGGCGATGGCGCGAGATAGGCCGGCGTTGGCGCCGGTCAGCCAGATCAGCTGGCCCTGGGTGAAGAAGCCGTCGGCCTGGGTCATATTCGTGTCGCAGGCGGTGGTGGTCCCGCCGCCGGTCACGGCGCCGTTGAAGGCGTAGCTCGCCTTGTTCAGGGCGCAGCTGGAATCGTAGAGGGTGTTCAGACAGCCGGCCTGGAAGACATCGGGACCCATATTGACGTTGAGCAGCACGGTCCAGGCCGAGACCGTCATTTCGAACTGGGTGCGCGACAGGTTCTTGAGTGACGTCACGCGGCCGCTGAAGGCGATGGTCACGCCGGTGATCGGCTGGCCCCAGGCCGGCAGATAGGCGCGGTAGAGCACGACCGTCGCGCCATCCAGGCCGTTGCCGCGCACGAAGGGCAGCACCGGCACGCCGTTGATCAGGTCGGTGGGCGCGGCCGTGATGGTGGCGTCCAAGGTGGCGACCTCGACCCCAAGCTTGGTGGTGATCTTGCCGCGATCGATGGCCGGACCCGCCGTCCAGGTGTTCCCGTTGAAGCTGAGCGGCGTGTTGAAGCCGGCGCCGTGCCAGCGGACCACGGCGCCGCCGTTCAGGGTGATCGACCACAGGTCGGCCATGACGAAATCGGCGCCGCCGTTCAGCAGGGCGAGGGTGGCGCCGGGATGCCCGGTCGCGTCGATCGGAGTCAGCATCAGACCCTCAGACTGGTGAATTTCACCGACTTGCCGGACCAGAGCTGGCTGACCAGCTGTTCGAAGGTCAGGTCGTCGGCGAGGAAGCGGCAGCCGAAATAGTAGCAGCCGGTCCAGGTGAGCACCGCCCCGGCCGCCGGCGGGCCGGAAAAGGTGATCTTGCCGTTGGCGGCCATCGTGTAGGCCGTGGTCGCCGTCCCGTTGATGAAGACGGTCATGCCGAACGGCGCGTAGACCGGCTCGGGTTCGGCCTGGGTGAAGGTACGTCCGATCTGGAACGTGGCGGTCGAACCGTCGCCGGTGGCGAAAACCTGCGGGCTGGCCTGCTGATAGTCGCTGGGATCGAGGAACAGCCAGGGCTGGTACTGGCCCTGGCTGGTGTTGAAGAACGACCACAGGGCGGCGAGTTCGTCATTGGACGGGCGATGGCGAACCACCTCGTGGCTGAGCTCGAACTGCCAGAGCGGATAGGGCCAGAGCGCGGTGCGGCGCTCTCGGCCCGAGGCGGCGCGCTTGACCTTGGTCGACCAGCGCGGCGCCTTGCCGAGCGTGATGGACTGGCCGGGCAACAGGGGAAAAACCGGCAGGCCGTACTGGCCATTGCCGGCGGCGATTTCGGCCAGGGTCGCGGGCCGGATCGAGCATTGATACCAGTCGAGCAGGTTGGCGGCGGCGATGGAATGGCCGAACCCGTCCCAATGCGACATGGCGTAGAGGATGCAGGCGACGGAGCCTGGGTTGGCGACCTGGACTAGTTTCTTGAAGGCGTAGGTGGCGCCAGGCGTGCCTGCGCCCGGCGCGACGCCGCTCGAGTCCAGGTCGATGGTGAAATCGATCAGGCCATATTCGAGCTGGGTCGCATAGGCCGCGTCGTCGAACTGGGCCAGCACGCCGGCGCCGGTCAGCGCGCCGCTGGAGAGGTAGACGGTCGCCTCCAGCACGTACCAGCCGAGGCCCGGAAAGGGCGCCGGCGCGGTTGGGCCCAGCAGGGACTCGATACCACCGTCCGCCGCCGCGCCACCGGCGATCGCTGAATTCCAAACACCACCGGCGTCGACGCCGTTGATGGCGCCGGCCCCGTTGTTCCAGTTCTGCCAACCGGTCGGCAGGCCCACGCTTGGCGAGGGGAGGTTGAAGCGTGGATTGGGGTTGAGCGCGTAGTTGGCGCCGATCCCCGGCATGGACGTCGGGATATAGGTGAACGCCATCGGCTAGCCTCCGAAACCCTTGCCGTTGCGGCTGCGCACCAGGCTTTCCATGGCGGCGGCGTGGTCGCCGCGATTGGATTCCAGGACACGTCTGAGGCTCGCGCCGTCCATCACGCCGTGCAGATGCCAGTTGTGGATGTGCGTATCGCCCCCGCCCGCGCCGCCATCGCTGGCGGCGGATGACCCATTGAAATTGGCCGCGGCCAACTGGGCGCGCAGGGGATTGGCGATGCTGGCCGGCAAGATCATCTCGCTGGCGTGAGCCTGGACCAGGGGATTGACGCCCGCGGGGATGTCGTAGCCGCCGGCGGCCGAGGCCAGGGCGCCAAAAGCCTCGACCGCCGAGAAGGCCGCCGCGGCGGCGGCCGGCGCGATCAACCAGCCGACCAGGGGGATCGTCGAGGCCGAGGCGTAGGCGCCGGAGGCGGCCTGAACGGCGTTGTTCAGCGCGACCTTCTGGGCCGTCAGGAACGATGTAGACTGGGTCTGCTGGGCGGCCTGGACGTCATAGGCCGAGCGGACGACGAAGCCGGCCTGGGTCGCGCTGGTCTTGGTCGCCTCGGCGAATATCCAGTCGGAGACGATCTTGGCGACCACCTCGGCGAACTTGGTCAGGATCTGATTGCCGATGGAGGCCATGACCTTGCTGAAGGATTTGGTTCCCTCGGCCATCTGGACGACGCCCTGGGCGAAGTCGCGTGTGACCATGCCGATCGATTGGTCCCATTGCTGTTTGTACTGCTCCGCCTCGCGGCGACTGTCGGCGGAGCGCTGGCGGCTGGCGCTAAGATTGGCCGCGGCCATGGCCCTGTTTGCCTGGTCGTTGGCGGCCTGCTCGTCTCTCAGCAGTCGAATGAAATCCGCTGAACTCAAGGTGGCGCTTTGCAGCGCCGTCTGGTCCGCGCTGATCCGCGCAGCGGCGATCGCCTGGGCCGCGTCGATGGCGACGGCTTGCTGCTGGGCGATCAGCGCCAGGGTCTGGCTGTGGGCCTGCTGGTGCGAGATCAGGCCTTCCTTGTCGGCCTGCTGCACGTCCAGCATCTGTTCGCGGATCGCTTCTTGTTGCGCGCGGACCTGGCTCTGGATCGTCTGGATGACCTGGTTGGCCGCCGCCTTCGCGCCGGCCGCCGAGGCGTTGAAGGGCGTCAGCGCCGCCGAGGCCATGGACGTCATCGAGGCGTTCACCGCCTGGACCTGGGCGGCGATGTCCTTGAGCGTGGTCTGCATCACTACGGCGGCGGACGAGACGCCGGCCGTATCGGCGGTGAACTTGACCTGCAGGTCGGTGTCGGCCATCGGGGCTCCTTGCAGGATGGGCGGTCAGGCGCCCGCCCCGCCCGGAAAGGCTCGCAGGAAGTTCGCCAGGTCTTCGGGATCGTTTAGTTGGTCGGCGGCGTGGGGCCGCGGCTGGTTCAGGCCCAGATAGAGCGCGACCGCGATATAGGTCGGCGGGCCGTGGCGCGCCCAGTGCCGCTGCATGGCCCCATAGCGATGCAGGTCCCAGTGGGTCTCGATCCGGTCCCAGTCTCCGCCGCCGCAACCGGCGGCGACCAGTTCGGCGATCAGGCTGTCGAAGTCTCCGTCGAAGGGCTCGCCGCGCCCTCCGCCGGCGGCGCTTCCCCCGACGCGGGGTCCTCCAGCGGGGCGGCCAGGCCGATTTCGACCATCAGCGCGTTCATGAAGGGCCTAAGGCCCGCCATTTCGCGTGGTGTCAGCCGTCCCTCCAACTGCTCGACGGTCAGGCTCTCGCCGATCGCGCCGACGGCGATGACGCCCAGAATGGCGTCGACGCCGGCCATCGGATCGGCCTCGCCCTGAACGGCGGCGATGTATTTCCAGGCCGCCTTGAGGGCCTTGAAATTGGGCAGCGCGACGTCGATCGCCGCACCGCCGATGGTGACCTGCGCCATGTCCCCTGCCCTCAGCCCGTCATCGTGTAGCTGAAGACATTGCCGGTCCCGTCGTCCTGGGCGCTTATGTCCAGGCTGGTCAGGGTGAAATCGTCCAGCTTGAGCGGCATGGAAAGCTTGCCGGCCTGGACCGCGGGGAAGTTCATGAACAGGGATTTCTTGCCTCCGGTTCCGGCGAACTGATTGACCAGGGTCATCGAGAAAATGATGCTGGAACCCATCGGCTGGTTGGTGAAGGCCAACTTGGTTCCCGTCGAGGTCGACGCGTAGACATAGCTGATCCGCACCGCGTCGCCGTTCAGCGTTGTGCTGAAGCTGTAGGCGCCCGCCGCGACGGAATATTGGTTGCCTGTCGGAGCCGAGGCGACGCGGGTCATGTAGAGGCCCGTCGCGACATTGTAGACGCCGAGATCCTGGGTCCAGTTGGCCGCATTGGCCACGGTGACCTCGCCGCTGGCGATCGTGCCCGTCTCGTCGACCGAGTTCAGGTTCTCACCCGGCTGAGTGGTCAGGCCGAAGAAGAGGTTGTTGAACAGGTTCGGATCGACCCGGCCGACGGCGGCCTTGATCTCGATCTTGCCCTTGCCGCGGGCCTGTTCGAGGGCGAATTGGTTGGAGCCGTAGAGCGCCTTGGTGTCGAAACTGAAATCGACGGAGACGTCCTGCAGAGCGCCGAAGCGCATCGGCGTGGGATTGGCGCCGGAGGGGGTGGCGAACAGATAGCCGACCCCGAAAACGGACTGAGGCATCGCGAAATTCCTTTACGATGAATTGTTTAGCGCTTTCCGAGCGGCGAACCGGTTCCCACTTCGCCTGAAAGCGCCCTGTTTAGGGGGCGAGGATCTTGATCGGGACGATGATCAGCGCCTGACCGTCGAGGTCGCCGGAGTCCTTGAAGACCTTGCCGGAGATGAAGCAGTGGTGGACCAAGCCGCCCAGGGTCTGGACCTGATCGGGGTCGCCCGAGGGGAACAGGGCCTGGACGGCGTCCAGGATCAAGTTGGTCTCGGTGGCGGGCGTTGCCGCGGGGTCCTTGCCGACATTGTGATAGATCAGCCAGTTCGCCGAATAGGTGGTCTTGGACGGCAGGCCGGTGACTTCGGTCACGTCCTCGTCCTGCTCGGCTTGGCAGAGCGCGGGTTGCGCCGGCAGATCGTCCCACAGCTTCACCCGCCGCGCGGAGTAGGCCAGGGTTTGGGCGGGGGAGCCCCAGGCGAGGCCGGCGGTCAGGGCGAACAGGGCGTTGAAAACGTCCTCGCGAGCGGTCATTCAGCCCCTCCGACTTGTGCGGCTAACGCACCCAAGACTGCGGCTTTGAGCTCACCCGCGATCACGCCCGCCATATCGGCCAGACTCGAGCGCAGATAGGAGCGCTCGGGGATGGTCGAGCCGGGGTGGTGGACGATGCGGGCGAAGACCGTTTCGCCGCCGGTGATGAAGGCCAGGACCTTGGCCTTGTTGGGGATGATGTCGTGGGCGGGCGTTTGGCCGCCATATTCCTGGATGCGGGCGTATTTCAGATCGCCCGAAGAGAAGACGCGGGCCACGACGGCGTCACCATCGACGGTGACCTCGGCGCCGATCGAGGCCGCGAGCGCGCCGGTTTTGGAGCGCAGCACCTGGCCGGATAGCTTGTCGTCGACCACGTGGGCGCGCAGGCGTTCGGCGAGGTCGGCGGCCTTGGCGCGCACCGCGGCCTGGACGGCGGCGGGCAAGGTTTCGAGGCGAGTGGCGAGCGTGTCTGCGCCGGTAAGACTGACCTGAAGCATCAGACCGGCGCGACCGCGCGATAGGGCCTCAGGGCCGCCGTCACCGTCGCGTTCATGTCGGCGGTGGAAAAGGCCACGGTCTCCTGGCCGCCCAGGGTCTTGGAGGACTGGCTGATATGGTCGCGGCGTTTGAAGGCCTCGCCGACCAGTTCAATGACGGCCTGCTCGATCGCTTCCGGCATCGTCGCGAAGCCGGCGGTGTAGTTGACCACGACCAGGCTGCGGAACGGGAAGGTCTCGCCGATCAGCGACAGGCGTCGGCCGTCGAAGATGAAGCCGTGCGTGCCCGCGACCGGATCGCCCGGAGTGGTCAGGGTCAGGCCGCGAAACGAGATCGACTGGACCGCGGTGATCGGAGCCTGGCGCAGCATCATCCAGGCCGCGCCGTTTCCGTCATAGACCTCGGTATAGTCGGTCGGGACCAGGTCGCGGCCGAGATAGCTGGTCGCGAAACTGGAGGCCGCGGTGATCAGCAGCGACAGCAGGTCGTCGCTGGCGCCGGGGTCGCTGGGCAGGGCCAGCCAAGCCTTTACATTGTCGAGGGTGGTCAGGTCGCCCGCGGCCATGACGGCTCCGATGTCGAAGGGGTTGGGGATGGGGAACGGCGCGCCATCCCGAGGGATGGCGCGCGCTCTGATGGGCGAAAGGCGCCCTACCCCGCCGCGATGTTGGTGATCGCGGCCATGGCGAAGGGGGCATAGACGGCCAGGACTTCTTCGGCATAGACGCCGACCATCTGGGCCCGGGTCGTGACCGGCCAATCGACCTGGTAGTAGTCGCGGCGCACCTTGACCTCGGCCACGTTGGGCACCTCGTTGGACTGGTATTGCAGCGGCAGGTCGGCGGCGTAGCCCAGGATGGTTCCCGGCGGCACCATCGGGTGGATCTTGATCGGGATCTTCATGCCGCCGTTCAAGAACGGGTTGAAATAGAAGTCGATGGCCGCGCCGGCGGTCATCCGCACCTCGCCCGCCTCGGGGTTCTGGAAGTATTGCAGCAGGGGCGCGGTGCCGGTGGACAGCACCTTGGTGGCGATGTCGCGCAGTTGCTGGCTGTTGACCCAAAGGACGGTCGGCGAGACCTGGTAGGTGTCCCAAAGGTTCTGCAGCATGGCGTCGATCTCGTTGACCGAGCCGTGGCCGGAGGAGGTCAGGACGGTTCCGACGCCTGGCGTTCCCGGGGCCAGCGAATTGACATAGGCGCCGTTACCCGGCTTCAGGGCGGTGGTCAGAAGGCCGTCATAGCCGGTGGAGTTGGTCGAGCTGTCCTGGGTGATCGCCGTGGCGGCCTGGCGCGAGGCGGCCAGGGGCGCCGAAAACACCGCGCTGTTGATGCCGGTAATGGACTGAAGGCTCTCCGCGCCCACGGCCCCGACGAACCAGGCATAGGCCACCGCGCCCTGGATCGGCGTCACGCTGGCTGACAAGGCCTGGCCGAGAGTGACGGCTTGGGTGGTGTTGGAGGACTTGTTGGACGAGCCGCCGTTGATGGTGAAGGTCTTGCCGTCGGCGCCGGTGACGGTCTTGCTGGTGGCGACGCCATTGGCCAGGCTGGAATTGCGGTAGCCCTCGAGGGTCAGGCCGACCACGATCACCGAATAGGTCAAGGCCGGCAGGGTCGCGGTCGAGCCCGCGGCGGCCAGGGTCGGCGAGGCCGGGGTTCCAAGTTGCAGCGAGGTGTTGCCGGCCAGGACCGCCATCTCCTCCTTCAGCATCATCTTTTGCAGCAGGCGGGTGGTCATGGTCGCCTGGACGTCTTCGAAGGTGCGGCCGGCGCTGATCGCTTCCCAAGTCGCCTGGTCTTCCTCGCCGATGGTGGCGTAGGCGGCGGAGCGGTTGGAGGTGACGTAGCTCATCTGGCCGGCGCGCTGGCCTTCCGGCACCCAGCCTGTGCCGTCGAAGCCGGAGCCGACGATGGCGTTGATCGCCTTCCAGTTGGTTGCCGTGCCGACGCCGCCGACACGGGGCAGCGAGCGGATCAGCGGGGTGTTGACGGGATAGAGGTTCTTGGCTGGCGCCTGCAGGTCGTAGGCGACCAGGCCGGTGCCGGTGGTGATGGCCTTTTCGATCCGGTCGGGATTGGCGCCGGCCATGGCCAGCACATGACGGGCGATGTCTTCGGAGGGATTGGAGAGGGAATCGACGACCGACTTTCGGACGTCGTCGGGATGGGCGGCTTGGTTCATGGAGCTTCCTTTTGGGGGCATGAAAAGGCGCCCGAAGGCGCCTGGAGAGAGAGTGGTGGCTGTCCGGCGCCTCAGCGCAGAGGCAGGGGAATCGGTTCGCGCAGGGCGGCGCGCAGTTGCAGGCGGCCGCGTTCTTCCTCGGGCAAGCTGTCGAGGTATTTCTTCAGTTCCTCGGCGGTGAGCGCGCTAGCGGGCTCGGCGCCGGGATTGGCGTCCTCGGCCTTGCTGACGGCGCGGGCGTGGCCGGTGACAGCCTTGGGCGGGGCGGGTTGCACCGCCAACTGGTCCAGACGCTTGCTCAGGGCGTCGATGGTTTGGCGCATCTCATCGATCCGCGGGACGGCGGCCTGGAGCGCGCCGGCGAGGCGAGCGTTTTCGGCGAGCGCCTTGGCGAGGTCATCGGCGCTGGCAAGTTTGTCCGCGTCGTCATCGGGACTATCGTCTGGATCATCATCCATCTCCGAATCATCGCCCAGATTGTCTGCGCAGCATCGTGCGCCCAGGGCCACCATCTGGTCATGAGCGGCCTGGATCCGTTCCTGGTCGGCGGCGGAATTGCGCGCGCCGAGCTTGGCGGTTTCGGCCAGGTCGTCGTTGTCGTTGGCCGGTGTGTTCGGCTCGGCCGCTTGTTCTTGCAGCAGGGCCTCGCGCGCCTTGACCACGAATTCGGTGTGACGGCCGAGCTTGCCGGCAGCGGCGGCCAGAGCCTGGGCCCTGGCGATCACCTGGGCGTTGGTGGGCGGGTCCAGATCGGGCGCGTGATCGGCCTTCCACATCTCGACCACCGCTTCGGGATTGCACGGGCGGTCGACCAGGGAGATTTCGTTCAGCCGCAGCTTGGTGATGATCTTCTTGTCGGCGGGGTCGCGGGCCAGCACCTTGCCGCCGATGGAAAATCCCTTGTAGACGCCGAGTTGGACCTTCTTGACGGCCAGCGGGTCGACCACGTGGGTCTCGATGCGGGTGACGCCGTCGTCGTCCACATGGGCGCTGAGGGTCGCGCCGGCGGCGGACATGCCGTGCATCTCGCGCAGGGCGCCGAAGCGCATATAGGCCGGCAGGGCCGCCTTCATGGCGTCTGGCAGCACGGTCTCGTCCGCGTCGTCGACGGCGCCGGTGGAGGCGACGCCGATGACCTTGATCGTGCCGTCATCCAGGGCCTCGACCTTGGTGAATTCGCCATAAAGTCTCATGGATTGGGCCCTGCTCCTGAAGCCGTGGCGGTCGTTGCGCCAGTAAGGGGCGTCACACCCGTGGCGGTGTAGGTTCGCGCCTGAGCGCCCGCGCCGTTCGGCAAGGGCGCCTGGCCGCGGCGGTCGCGCACCTCGTCGATGGTGGCCGAGCCGTTGCGCAGCGAGAGGTCGTCGATCTGGGCCTGCTGCAGCGGATCGACCGCGACCGCGTCGTTCCAGGCGAATTCCAGGTCGGGGCAGCCCTGCTCGTCCTGGATCACCCCGTCGATCAGCCGCTTGGCCCAAAGCTTGATCGGCTCGACGCCCTCTTCCAGGCCGCGGTCCTTGTCGGCGCCGGCGGTGGATCGGTTCATCTGGCGGACGAAGGGGGTCGGCGGCAGGCTGAAGGCGTCGGCGACGATGCGCGCCAGCCATTCGTCGAAATCGTCCTTGATCGGAGCATCCTTGAAGGACTGGTATTTCGTGCCCGAAGGAACCCAGAGCAGCTTGGCCTGCTCGGCGGTGGAACCGGACAGGCGCGCGTCCAACCAAAGCTGCATTTCGCGGATCTGGTCGGGGGTCCAGCCCTCGGGCCCGTTCAGCAGGCCGGCGGGGGTGTTGCCCTCGGTGAAATAAGCCAGCTGCGCGGCCTGGCGGCGGATCAGGGTGTTGATGGTGACGATGATCTGTTCGACCGGGCCGAAGCCGTAATTGTGGTTCGGGCGCGGATTGCGCGGGGCGTAGATCAGGTCGGCATTGGTCAGGTTGGTCCAGGCGGTTCCCTTGATCACCTGTTGGTAGGCGACCTCGTCCGGTCCGCGCGGCCGGCGCCCGGTGTCGTCGACCATCGGGTGGATGGTGTCCCCGGGAATGATGTCGAGGCCGATCAGATCGCCGCCCCGATTTCGCCGCCGCTCGATCGCGGGGGCGTCCAGCACCAACAGGTCTTCCAGCGCCAGGCGCAACCAGGTGGCGAAGGGCGTCAGGCCATCGGGTTTGCGCCAAAAGGACTCGAGAGTTTTGATCCGCGGGTCGCCGCCTCCTCCTGGCAAGGTGGGACCTCCATCATCGCCATCGTCGCTGGCCCAGGCCCGGTCGCGGGGCTTGATGGTCCAGTCGAGGCGTTCGACCTGGTCCTTGCGGGTCTCGATGGCCAGGCGGACCAGCTCGACATTGGCGAAGGCGCGCAACTGGGCGAACCCGAAGGGCTCGTAGGCGCGCGGCGGCAGGGTCGAGTTGACGCCCAGGGGGAAGTCCCAGACGCGGGGCGGCTCCTGGGCGATCGGGGTCAGGGCCACGCCTGGGCTGAACACGCCCCAGGCGCTGCTCAAGGGTCCTGACTGGACCTGGAAGCTCAAGGAGGTGCGAAGACCGCCGGTGGGTGGCATGGGCGTTCCTGGTTAGCGTTGATCACTCAGCGGGCTTGCGGGCGCGGCGCGGGGTGCTAAGCGTCTTTGCGCAGGGCCGCATCCGATGGCCCCAATGGGAGCGAGACGATGCAGGACCTGCGCGGCAAAACGGCCTTTGTGACGGGCGGGGCGAGCGGGATCGGCCTGGCGATGGCCGAAGCCTTCGGCCGCGAGGGCATGAACGTGATGCTGGCGGACATCGAGGCCGGTGCGTTGTCAAAGGCGGTGGACGAGCTGCGCGCCAAGCAGGTGCGCGCCGAGGGGATGCTGACCGACGCCGGGAGCCGCGAATCCATCCGCGCCGCCGCGCTGCAGACCATCGCCAAGTTCGGCAAGGTTCACGTGGTCTGCAACAACGCCGGCGTCGCTACGGGCGGCCTGTTCGGCACGGTGCCGGAAAAGGACTGGGACTGGATCATCGACGTCAATCTGAAGGGCGTCGTCTATGGCATGGAGGTGTTCGAACCCCTGATCGAGAGCCATGGCGAGGGCGGGCATTTCGTCAACACGGCGTCCATGGCCGGCATGGTCAGCCCGCCGACGATGGAGCCCTATTGCGCCACCAAGTTCGCGGTGGTGGCGATGAGCGAGGGTTGGGCCGGTCAGCTGGCGATGAAGAATATCGGGGTGTCGATCCTCTGCCCCGGTTTCGTGCAGACCCGCATCCATGAGAGCCGCCGCAACCGCCCCGACGCTTACGGCGCCGACCAGCGCGAGGCGGGCAGCGAGGTCGAGATCGTCTCCGCCGCGGCGGTGACCGGCGGCATTCCGGTGGGTCCGGTGGCCGGCCGGGTGGTCGAGGCGATCAAGGACAACGACCTCTATATCTTCACCCATCCGGAGATGAAGTCGGCGACCGAAGCGCGGTTCCAGCGGATCCTGGACGCCTTCGACAAATCGGCCAAGAGCCCTGCCCTGTCGGTCCTGCCGGCGCGCGAGGCTTGGACCCCGCCGGGGGGCTGA